ATCGACCCTAACACCTTCCAACCTAAGATTGGTTTCAAGACTCGTTACGGCATGATTGCTAACCCATTCGTTCTTCAGTCGAACGGTACAACTGATGCGGATACATTCACTGCTAACCGCAACCACTACTATCGTCGTGTTAAGGTTACTAACCTTATGTAATCAATACCTCTCCATTAGAGAGAGGGTTGTAGAAACTGGGGGGAGCAGAAATGCTCTCCCCTTTTTTCATTATAAATATACAGTAATGGAGGAATTCAATGGTAGTATCTACAACAACAAACATCACTGAAGGATCTTGGATCAACTCACAACCTAGCGATCTTGATTACCTAAAACCAAATGGTTTCAAGTTCCAGATTCACACGCTACCAAACGTATCATATTTCTGTCAAGCAGCAAATATTCCATCGTTCAGTATTGGATTTACAACAACTGAAACTCCTCTTTCTGCTTTGTTTAATCCAGGAGAGAAACCACAGTTTGGCGAACTTGTCATTCGGTTTCTCGTTCAAGAAAATATGGCGAATTATAAAGAACTCTATAATTGGTTGACTGGTCTTTCATTCCCAGAAAATCATGATCAATACAAGAACTGGAACAGGTCTCAGTCATATAGATTCCCAGCTGTTCCAGAGAAACGACTAGGTGCAGTTACTAACTTCTCAGACGCTGACTTCTTTATTCTAGATTCGGATAACAACCCAAACGTCAAGATCACATATTATGATCTATTTCCTATCAGTCTCGAAGCATTGGACTTTGATATTGCTGGTGGTTCTGTTGAGTATCTTGTAGGCGTTGCTGCGTTTAAATATAGATATTATACAATCGAGACAGTATAAAATTATATTCTGATTAAATTATTCTTTGTGAGGTAATATGAAACTATCTGAAATTCAAGACATGTGGTCAAAAGATGCTAAGGTCAACGAACTAGATCTTGGTAAGTCTTCGATTCAAATCGCCGAACTGCATGCAAAATATCTAAACATTTTGAGTAATACCAAATTGCAACTTCGCAAATGCGAGGGGGATTACTTGCGTCTTCGCCGCACCAAGTTTAAATACTATCGCGGAGAAATGACTCGCGAAGAACTAGAAGAACTTGGGTGGCATCAGTTTCAGGGATTAAAACCACTAAAGAACGAAGTCGAAGATATTGTTAACTGCGACGAAGATATTATTCGTTGCGTCGATAAAGTTGAATATATGAAAGCAATGCTCTACCAATTAGAGCAAATTATCCGTTCGCTAAATGGTCGTGGTTGGGAAATCAAGAATGCCATTGAGTGGACAAAGTTTACTAACGGATTGATGTAGTGCCCGACTTAACAGTTACCAAGAAAGATGAAGTCTATTTGAATATCGAAAGCGATCCTTCGATTGCTTCGGAGTTGAATGACTATTTCACTTTCGACGTTCCTGGTGCAAGATTCATGCCAACCTACAAGGCAAAAATGTGGGATGGTAAAGCACGAATGTTTAACATGTGGACCAAAGAACTTTATGTTGGTCTGCTTCCATACCTGAGAGAGTTTGCCGCAAGATCTGACTATGATATGGATGTCAAAATGGATCCGATAGGCGATCCTGTTGATATTGAGTACCTAGAGGAATTCGCTGAGAGTCTGAACCTTACCTCGCAAGGCAATCCGATTCAGGCGAGAGAATATCAAATCGATGCTGTCAAATATGCAATTCGTATCGGCAGAACTCTGCTTCTCTCTCCCACTGCATCTGGTAAATCCCTAATCATCTATCTACTACTGCGTTACCACCAGAAGTTTAATCGCAAACAGTTGGTCATTGTTCCAACGACATCGTTGGTCGAACAAATGTATGGTGACTTCGCTGATTATTCACACGAAGATGGTACGTGGCATGTTGCGAATAACTGTTCGAAAATTTATGCAGGTTTTGAAAAATCAAACCAAGCAAACATCGTTATCTCAACATGGCAATCCATCTACAAGTTACCAAAAAAGTTCTTTGATGACTTTGATGTTATCTACGGAGATGAAGCACACCTTTTCAAAGCGAAATCTCTTACCTCAATCTTCAATAAATGCACCAAAACTAAGTTTCGCATTGGAACCACTGGTACTCTCGATGGAACTAAGACTCACAAGTTAATTCTTGAGGGTCTGTTTGGCAAGGTTCATCGGGTAATTACTACCAAAGAACTGATGGACAATAAAGATCTTGCTGATTTGAAAATCACCTGCCTACTTCTAGACTATACCGACGAGACTAAAAAGGCAGTTAAGAATAACACATACCAAGAAGAAATGGACTGGTTGGTTAAGAACCACAAACGAAATGTCGTCATTCGTAATCTCTCTGTAACGCAAAAAGGTAACACGCTAGTTCTCTTTCAATTTGTAGAGAAACACGGTGATGTTTTATATAAAATGATCAAAGAAAAAGCAGGAACTTCTAGAAAAGTTTTCTTTGTTTATGGTGGAACAGATACAACACATCGAGAACAAATTCGTGCTATTACTGAAAACGAAACTGATGCAATTATTGTTGCCTCCTACGGCACCTTTTCAACGGGAATAAATATACGTAACCTCCATAACGTGGTATTTGCTTCTCCATCTAAATCTCGTATTAGAAATCTCCAGTCTATTGGTCGCGGATTAAGAAAGGGAAATCAGAAAGAACGATGTAATCTTTTTGATATTGGTGACGATCTCTCCTGGAAGTCAAAGAAAAATTATACGTTGAACCATATGGTCGAGCGTATCAAAATTTATAATGAAGAAGGTTTCAACTACAAAATTGTAAGGTTGGCGATTGATGACTGAATATTATATCAGACTACTTAAACTGAAAGATGGAGAGATGATTATGTGCTCCACTGATGCTGTCGGAACCACAGATCTAGATTTTAGAAAAACAATTAGCGTAAAGAATCCTGTTCAGATTCTTCCATACCAAGTCTCAACACCGAATGGAAATGCTGAAGGATTTGCATTCAAAACATGGTTGCCGATTTGCGAGGGTGCAGAATTTCAGATTGCTTCTGACAGTATTATGGTTGTGGGTACATTAAAATCAGATATACAAACCCAGTATACATCATATATTGAGATGAGAGACAACCCACCTATTGACGAAGATGATGTCTTCGAAGATTGGCATTCAGAACTTTTTAACAGGCATAAGCTACTTAACTAGAAGGTTTATTTCATAGACGACATAGTCATTATACTGTAAATTCATGAACATGTCAATAGATTTATTGAAGAAAAAATTAAATAAAACTATTTACTTTTGGTTGTATTCACGGTATAAAGGAGTTATATTAATGAGGATTTATAATGGCAAAGTTAAAGACTAACGTACATTACGTGAACAATAAAGAATTTCTCGCCGCCATAGTGGCGTATCGAGAAAAGGTAATTGCTTCCAAAGAAAACGGTACACCGAAACCTCGATGCCCGAACTACATCGGTGAGTGTTTTGTTAAGATCGCAAACCATCTCGCATATAAAGCAAACTTTATCAACTATACCTATCGAGAAGAGATGGTACTAGATGGTATTGAAAACTGCATTACTTATGTTGACAACTTCGATCCCGCCAAATCCTCAAATCCCTTTGCCTACTTTACTCAAATTACATACTATGCTTTTCTGCGTCGAATTCAGAAAGAGAAGAAGCATATGGCGACCAAGTATCGCTACATTCAGAATCTAGATATCAGCAGTATCATTACCGAAGATGCAGATGGTTCTGAGCATACCAATGAGTTTATCAAATATCTTCGTAAGCAAATCGATGATTCGCATGATAATTCTTTTGAGAATCAACCACCAAAGAATCCCATGCCAAAACGTCGACCAAAATATTTTGATAAGAAAGAAGAAAAAAGCCTTGACTCTTGACCGAGTTTAGGGTATAGTGGTTCTATTATTAATGTAAGGAGTTTTATATGAGTAAGTTTTTTAAATGGGTTTCTGAAAATACCACAAGTCTTATAGTCGCTGCTGGTTTGGGTATTCCACTTCTTCTCCTTTTCTATATTGTCGGAAAGCACGAAGAAAATGTATCACAAGTTACTCGACAGAATTCAGGTTGCATCTATCTCGAATCCAGTCGTCTTGGTGTAGATCAACACTACATGCTTTGTGATGGGCGGATTAACCTTGTGCATCTTGCCGCTGATGGCGAAGTCCCTGCAGTTGAAGCCGTCGATGTAATTCAGAATGCGGTTGATGAACCTGCTCCTGCTACCGTATCAACCCCTGCTAAGTGAGATTATTATGATAATTAATACACAACTTCTAACTAATGATATAGTTTCGGACATGCAAGAAGAAGCAGGTGAATCATCACTAAATGCCAACATCTATTTTGACATTCGTGGTGCAACACCTTCTGAAAAGGCAAAGGTGCGAGCAATCCTCGATGAATTTTATGCAGATATTCGTAAGGCGATCCGCTCTGCATGAAAGTTGCACTAATCACGGACACCCACTTTGGTGCACGATCGGATTCAATTCCGTTTGATAACTTCTTTAATAAATTCTATACAGAAGTTTTCTTCCCCCATCTTGAGCGTGAACAGATCAAAACGATTATCCACTTAGGAGACGTTTTTGATCGACGGAAATACATTAATTTTAATACACTGAAGAAGTGTAAGGAATATTTCTTCGATCGAACTGCCGATCTTGGTATCGACGTTCACATGCTTGCAGGAAACCACGACACATTCTTCAAGAACACCAATGAAGTCAATGCACTTGATCTGCTACTACGAGAATATCCTAACGTAATTACCTATTCTGAGACAGAAGATATTATCGTTGATGGTAAAAACCTACTACTAGTTCCTTGGATTTGTTCGGGCAACTATGATCAGACTATGGAGATTGTTAATGCCTCAAATGCACAAGCCGTATTCGGACACTTTGAATTTGCTGGTTTCCAAATGTATCGTGGGCATACGAATGATCATGGAATGGATACTAAACTTTTCAGCAAGTTTCCTCTTGTTTGTTCTGGGCATTTCCATCATCGTAGTCGTATCGGTAATATTGTTTATCTTGGTAATACTTATGAGTTTACTTGGTCTGATTATAACGATCCTCGAGGGTATCACATCTATGATACGGAAACTAATGAGATAGAATTTTATGAAAACCCGAATAGAATCTTTCATAAAATCTATTATGATGACACTACTGACGATCCTAGTTTGCTTGATCTTAGCACACTTGTTGGGACTTGTGTTCGTTTAGTCGTTGTTAAGAAAACTGACTTCTATAAGTTTGATCGTTTCGTAGACAAACTATATGACTGCAATCTTCTCGAACTAAAGATCATTGAAGACTTCTCTGAGTTTGAGACTGAAGCGATGGACGACGAAGAATTCAATGTCGAGGATACTATGACTGTTCTTTCGGATTTCGTTGATACTATCTCAACCGATTTAGAAAAGACTCGGATCAAGTCTATTTTACAGACTCTCTATGTTGAGGCACAGAACGTTACAGTATGATAAATTTTGCAGCACTTCGATGGAAGAATCTTCTGTCGACTGGTAATCAGTTTACGGAAATTAAATTGAACCGTTCTCCTAGTACACTAATCATTGGTGAGAATGGTGGTGGTAAATCGACGATGCTCGATGCGCTTTGTTTTGTTCTCTTCAACAAACCGTTTCGTAACATTAACAAACCGCAGTTGGTAAACTCTATCAACAAGAAGAACATGCTGATAGAGATTGAGTTTCAAACTGGTCGCAAATCATATAAGATTGTGCGGGGAATCAAACCAAATGTGTTTGAGATTTATGTAGATGGTGAACTGATCAATCAAGATGCTGCTGCTCGTGACTACCAGAAGTATCTTGAAGAATCAATTCTCAAGATGAATTATAAGTCGTTCACCCAGATTGTTATTCTGGGAAGCGCATCCTTTACTCCATTTATGCAACTTCCTGCGTTCACTCGTCGCGAAATCATTGAAGACATTCTTGATATTCAGATCTTCACTACGATGAATAGTGTGTTGAAGGATACACTTATTGAGATCAAAGATAAGTTGACTGCTGCAGATAGTCGTCTCGAGGTTCTAAAGCAAAAAGCAACTCTACAGAAAGAATATGTAGATACTCTTGAAGCAAACAAGGAGAAACGATCAGATGA